CACTAATTGCATTAGTACTATCAAACGGGTTAGATGTAAACCCATTAATACTATGAGTCTTTATATGTGGGTAGTCTAATGATGTCTTTCTTACTTCAGGATTGAACCCTCCTTTAGACGTATCATCCATCATGTCTAGGAGCTGATTTAGCTGCTTCTCAGACAGTTTATCATAATACCGGTCATATATATCAGTAGCAGATAATTTCATCTCATATACGCACCATTGAGCGTCATGGATATACTCTAAGTCTGAAGTATCTGTATCGTAATCAAAGTAAATAGGATTAATGCGCTCTAGGCAGGGATTACCATTCTGTATACCTACGTAATAGATCTCCTCCCCGCCTATTAGTGCATCCTTCCAGCCTTTATAGAACTCATGTGTAATATTAAGTTTATTCTTTAAATAATTCAAACTATGGTATGCAGTTATCTCTGCTATATCCTTATAGTCTTTACTCATGTATTTCTGTATCTATTCAGGAGGCATAATCTCACCAGACTGCAATGCTTGCTGATATCTAGCTTGTTCTTCTGGACCTAACTTACTCATAATAGTAGCTTGTATGTACTGAATAAGGAGTTCTTTAGCCTTATTCTACATTTCACTAGTAGCTATCTCACTAGTACGTACTACTTTGAAGTTAAATGGTCTTTTTGTTTCTTCTCCTAATAGTAGGTCAATCTTAGGCTTAACTATATTATAGTCCTATGCCATTGCAGGAAATCCATCCTATTGCTTAAATGGATTAGTAACATACTTTAGATCTTTCTCATTGTATATACTATTATAAAGATCATAGTATGTCTACATTTCCTCTTTGCGAGTTCTGTTATTGCCATTTCTAGAACCTCCCATACTTCTACCTATAATATAGTCTACACAAGATTCTTTCCAGTCTTGTGTCTTCTTAGAAGATGGTAATTTCTATATTGGAAACTGATTGATATTTCTCATAATTAAAACATATATGCTTTTAGATTATCAATGGATTCATCGTCATGAAACCATTCTTGAGTGAAGATAGGACCTTCAAATAGTATCCTATTCTTGTTCTCTTTTTTCTTCTCTTTAACCTTTACATTATAGAGCTGTTCTCTATAAATCATTACTTGCATCAACGCCATGACCCTATCGAAGTTTCCAGTGTCATTATAGCTTATAAGTTCTTCTAATAGCGGCTCTGATAGTATGTTATGTAGGTTCTTCTTGCCAGGTGCTTGTTCTTCGTTTAGCCAATCTTTGATTAGGCCTTCACCCCATTGTTTGATCTACTTATTCATATGACAACCTTTCTTTCTCTATACTTTAGTATTACCTACTATATCAGAGATAATATCAGGTTGATCTGCTAATAAATAATCACAATGCTTAGCAGTAAAGTAAGGAAATAAGCCTTTACGCTCATTCTCATACATTATCCTACCATTATAGTATACTGCTAGCTTACGTAGATTTTCATAGTATTCTTCAGCTGTTGATGGACGTCCAGTATATTCAGCAACAATTATATCATAATAGTTCTCAAAGTCCTAGAATCGCTTATATACGAATGTAGATCCTAATGAGTTAGTACCAGACTAATCATGGTCATATGGGTCGACTCCTAGTATGTATAATCCTATAGGAGCGTCTTTCATTGGGTGTTCCCATATTACTATTGAACCTGTAGGATCATCGTCTTTTTTCAAAGGATAATACGTAATATCACCGTGTTTCTTAATAACCCATTTAAGTGATCCATCTGCTTCCCATACTAGATCACCTACTTGTTTCATATTACTAAGGCTCTTATTGATACGTATTTTGGCTAATTGCTCTTGTAATTCCTTTTTAGGGAATATGTTACCACCAAACTCCAAACACGCTTCCTAGGGCGTTATACAGTGTTCTGCAACGTATCTATCTACTGCTACAGAGTTAGTAGCATTTTCTATTACTTTTCTACGCTCAGCTAATATATACTCTACTGACTTTCTACGTAATGTATTTCCATCATTGTCCATGTATATTCTGTTACCGGCATCATCACGGAAGTCCATGTTGGTATACTGAGGTATAAAGAATCCACACTTTTTATCTGATGGAGTTTCATCCCATATGTTATCAAATCCTATACAGTTATAACCATCTGGATTATAGAACATATCTTTAAGAGTCTCAAAATGGCTATCTTTGTCACCACCTGTACCGAATGCAATCATAGTACCGAATGCCATACCATCTTGTTCTACAGACGGTCTAGCAATCTGCCATGCGGCACTTAGTTCTGAGAATGAACCAGCTTCTTCAAAGATAATTAATTTACCAGCTTTACCACGAACTACGTCAGGATTATCTTTTAGAGTAACACCAATTATTTCTGACTTAAAACCTAATTCTATCTCATTACCATACTCATCTTTAGTAAAGAACCCAGCACGTTTACGCATCTAAGTATTAACAGATCTTTTCTTACCCCAAGCTGTATTCTTATCTATAAAGTCCATATAGTCCCATGCTTTAGTAAGAATACCGTCTTCTGTTAAGTACTGTTTATTACTAGCATATATGTATGTCTTACTACCAGCAAATAAGTAATAGTTACGACAAGCCATGGCTGCATTCTTATAAGAATAACCTTTACGTCTACTCTTCAATGCACATAAATGTTTGCCTTCTCCTTCAGCATCTTCTACCGCTTGAAAGAAGTAATAGTCGTAATCGTAGAAGTCTGGAAACTATAGATCACGTGTCTTTTTTACCTTAGTAGATCCATCTGGATTGTTTATAGTAGTATAGATAATTCTTTGAATAGGACAGAAGTTTAAATAAAAATAGTTATACCCACTGATGAAATCTCCATCATCAGCTGTATAACCATATTTACATCTATCCATCTATTCGTCCCAGTATTTAAAGTACTCTGATGTACCTTCTGGGTACTAACAATAAGAGCCGACTTCGAGAAATCTCAGAGCCGGCTGTCTAAACTTATNCGCAGACTAAGAGGGTTAGAGCCTCCTGTGCTAACCATTACACCATAGGGCAATATTAAGCGGGAGAGGAAAGATTCGAACTTTCAAACCCAAGAGCTTTGTTAACGACGACTTTAGGGCGCTTCCGTCAATCTACTGCCGTATACCATTCCGCCACTCTCCCGTGCCGGGGAATATTTGTTGTCCGTCCCCGTCGGACCTTTTGGTTTAGAACCAAGATTTAATTCTTTGCCACAATGAAGGCTTTTTCGCCTTCATTATAGCTTCGTGTGCTTCATTAATTTCTTCCCAAAATTTTTCTGCACCTTGTGTTGCATCAATCGAAATAATCATTCTTTTCATATTTAGTCTAAATTTATAACACTTATAACGTGTTGTTTATTTTATGTTGTTCTTTACTGTATTATCCTGCCAACTCATAAGGATTAACCTTGGC